GATGATAGTATCCCTATAATGGAGGCAGTACTCCACCATACCTACTGCCTCCTTTATAAGGATTTTATTTTATGTTATTAGGACAAGATGCATTCTCAGCTTTACCATTTTCTACCTCTCCTTTTTTAGGGGACGTAGAAGTTTTTGTTACTCACAACAGATTAACTTTTACTTTAGGGGTAGCGGGTATTTCAACAACACATGTTATTATACCAGCTGGTCCGGATAGTTTAGATCTTAGAACAGCTCAAGTTGGTACATTTACCGTTTCAGGAACAGCTATAGTACCTGATAGTAGTATCTCCCCAACTAGATTAGGTTTATCAACAGCCGACGCCACAGCTATTGCGTCAGGTAGTGCTGTAATTACTCCTACATTACTTAAAAATCCATTGACTTTCAGAAGCGGAGCCGTTACTATAACCAGTTCGGCTACACCAATAGTGACCGGTGTTCCGTTGACTTTTACAACAACAACTCCTGGTATTATCACTTGGAATGAAATTATACCCGGCGCAACAATGGTTTGGACACCAATAGTACCTTACTAATAAATTATGGCTTCAACTTATTCAAACGATTTAGCATTAGAACTTGTAACAACCGGCGAGAAAGCTGGATTATGGGGATCTATTACAAATACTAATTTAAAGCTGTTGGAAACAACTACAGCTTTTATATCTATTCCAATTCTTTCTACTACTCAGGTTTTAAGTCTGGCCGATGGATCGGCGACTGCTGATGGAAAATATTTATATTTAAAATTTACAGGAACGTTAACAGGAAACACTACAATCACAATGCCTGCTACAACATCAGGTGGTAATTCAACTAGAGTTTTTTTTATTGAGGACGCAACAAGTAGAACTACAAGTGAGTATACTCTTTCTATTTTAACAACAGGTCAAGTAACTCCTCTTCCTATACCTCAACGTGCAAATATGTTATTAGTTTCGAATGGAGGAACGCCTGCAACTACTTTAGGAGGTTTCCTTAATAAAGGATATGTTATTATTACTGCAAGTGTATTAACTGCTTATACGGCGGTCGCCGGAGATCAAGTTATGGTTGACACTCAAAGTAATATTGTAACAATTACTTTACCTGCTGGTGTAGTAGGTGATGAAGTAATTATTATGGATGCGTCTGCTACGAATGGATTTGCTACAAACAAATGTACTGTTACACCCAATGGAACAGATAAAATTCAAGGTGGGGCAGGTGGGGCATCAGTAGACTTAACAACTAACAATCAATCAGTCACACTTTTTTATACAGGTGCGAGCAAAGGCTGGCAATTCAAAACTAACACAGCATAGGAGCTAATTAATGGCTCTTCAACAAATTAAATTTGCACCGGGAGTAGACAAACAAGACACTAGTGTAGGTGCTGTTGGAAGATGGATTGATTCCGATAACGTTAGATTTAGATATGGGCTTCCAGAAAAAGTTGGAGGTTGGCAATCCTTATTACCAGATACAATTGTAGGTGTTGCAAGAAAAATGCTTCCTTTAGTTGACAACACTGGAAACAGATATGTAGCAATTGGTACAGATAAATTTTTAATTCTTTATTTTGAAGGAAAATTTCACGACATTACTCCTTTCGATACAGATGCTTCAGGAGTTGCTATTAGTTTAGCAGCTACTTTTGCAACTAATCTTACAGATACTTCTGTAACTGTTTCTACAGGTGCTACACTCCATGGTTTAGAAGCAGGAGATATTGTTTTTTTAGATGCTGCTGTTACTCCTTCCGGGTCCAGTTTACCTAACAGTGATTTTGATGATTTAATTTTTCAAGTTATTACTGTTCCCACAGATACAACTTTTACCATCACTTCACCTACTCAAGAAACAGGAGGAGGAACACTGACTGATGGATCATGTAATGTTAAACCTTACGCAGTTGTAGGACCAGCAGCACAGACTTATGGTTATGGTTTTGGTGTTGGAAATTTTGGTGGTACAGTACAAGGAAGTGCTACGAGTACTTTGAATGGACCAATTGTAGCCGCAGCTGCTACTATTACTTTACTCGACTCAACAAGTTTTCCATCTACTGGAACTGTTTTAATTGGAAATTTTAGTGGAGGAAGTTATGCAACTACTTCAGAATTAGTTACTTATACAGGTAATGTAGCCAATCAATTAACCGGTTGTGTAAGATCTCAATTTGGTACAACTGCTCCGGTAACAACACCAACATTAACAACAGTTACTAATGCTACAGATTGGACCCAATGGGGAGATCCTGTTGCAGCTTCAACTATTAAACTTGAACCTGGTTTATGGTCACTAAGTAGTTTTGGTCAAGTACTAGTTGCAACGATTGCTAATGGAAAAACATTTACTTGGAATTCTGGAATTGCCGCTCGATTATCAACTAGAGCTTCTCAACTTACAACATCTTTTAATACTATTAATAACCCAACAGCATCAAGACTTACTTTAATATCTCCTACAACAAGACACTTAATTCATTTTGGTACTACCGATACAAATTCTGATGCCTCTACTCAAGATAACATGTTAATAAAATTCTCAGAGCAAGAAAGTATTGATGAGTATACTATTTTAGCAACCAATACTGCAGGCTCACAAAGACTCCAAGACGGAACTAAAATTATGGGATCGCTGACCGCGAAAGAAAATATTCTAGTGTGGACAGATAATGCATTATATACAATGAAATTTGTAGGAGCTCCATTTACTTTTGGCTTTGAACAAGTAGGTACCAACTGTGGATTGATTGGTAAAAATGCGGCTATTGAAATTGATGGTGTAGCGTATTGGATGTCTAATAATGGTTTATTTTCTTTTGATGGTACAGTTAATACTTTACCGTGTTCAGTAGAAGATTATGTTTATGATGAAATTGACACTACAAAAGGTCAACAAATTAATGCAGGGATTAATAACTTGTTTACAGAAGTAACTTGGTGGTATCCAACTTCAGGATCAGAGTTTAATAATAGATATGTTGTTTATAATTATGGAACTACTAATACACCAACACCAATGGGTAATTGGTATACAGGAGTAAACACAAATTCAATTAGAACTGCTTGGATTGATTCTTTAATTTATCCTAGACCTTACGCAACCTCTTTTAATGACTCTAATACAGGGACCTTTCCAGCAGTGGGAGGTGAAACAGGATTGGGACAAACTGTTTTATTTGAACAGGAAGTAGGGACCGATCAAATTAATCCAAATGGAAGTACAACAATTTTAACTTCTTTTGTTGAGTCCTTTGATTTTGCATTACAAACAGATCAAGGTATTGGAGAATACTTTTTATCTATGGGAAGATTTTTACCTAACTTTAAAAACTTAATAGGAAATGCTATAATTAATATTTCAGTCACTCCTTTCCCTGCACAAGCTAATACAGATTCGACCTACAGTCCTTTTACTATTGACTCAACTACTACATATGTTAGTACTAGAGCGAGAGGAAGATACGCAGCTCTTAAGATTGAAAATACAGGAATAGGACAAAGTTGGAGATTTGGAACTTTTCAAGCTGATTTGAAACCGGATGGTAGAAGATAATGACTAGAATAGTAGTACGATTACCAGAACCCAAAAGAGAATATACTGAAGATAACCAAAGACAAATTAACAGAAGTTTTAATTCTATTGTAGAACAATTAAACTCTACATTTTTAACTCAATTAAAAGAAGATTCGGAAAGGTTCACGTGGTTTAATGGCTAATATATATAAAAAAGTAAATACAGATTTAATAACAGCAACAGAAAACATAGCATATACAGTTCCTAGTAATTCAAGAGCTTTAATTAAATCTATTCATGTATATAATGAAGGAGCAGGTGCTGCTGATGTTACAGTAAAAATTGAGTCGAGTGGGGTTACTTATTTTTATGATAATTCAGCTACCTTGGCCGCAGGAGCTAAAGAAGAATTTATACAAAACATATTAATTTTAGAGGAAAACGATAAATTAAAATTTTTATCAGATATCACAGGGCCTGATGTAGTAATTAGTTTATTAGAAATCAACAGGGAAGATAGATAATGTCATTTATAGTACAAGAAGAAGAAACAAAACATGAAGTCGTAGATGGAAAAAAAGTTATAAGATATAAGCCTCAAGTAGAAATAACACTAAAACATCTTACAACCGGTAAAGAATATATTTCAGAGGGCGAGGCCCTACAAGATATTCAAGATCCAGCTACAAGTACCAAGGCCGAAGATGTATCTAGAAGTGTGCATGTAAAGGTTATTGGACTGCCTTTAGGTACTGATACTAATATAATGTAGATTGACTATAAGTAGAAAAACAAGTAAAATGGAGAACACCAGCATACATTCAAGGGTTGCTATCTTGCTCATCAATAATATAACATAAAGAGAACTATGGGATTTTTTTCAAAGGTACGTAAGCGAATTAAAAAGATTATACCTAAAGAGGTACGACCTTTTGTACCTTATATGGCAGCGGGTATGTTACCACCAGGAGCTCTTGGTTTAGGTAATTTAAATCCATGGATGCAAAAAGCTATTATTGCTGGAGGTACAAGATTTGCTACAGATGATGAAGCAGATTTAAAAGATATAGGAATAACAGCAGCGTTAGCTGGAGCTCCAGATGCATTAGGACAATATGGAGAGACTGGAAAATATGGACATACTTTAGCTACTAAAGGTGCAGACTATGCAAAAGCTAACCCGTGGAAAACTGGTGCAGCAATGGGATCAACAGACGCAGCTATTAAACAAGTAGAATTAAATGAAGATGCATTAGCAAAATACAATGCAGACTTAGCACGACAAGGAATTGCTGACAGAACAGCTAGAAGATCTGCTATTAGACAAATTTACGAGAACACCGGAACGTGGGACATGGATGAAGTTGATACTATGTTAGATACTTACGGATACAGAACCGGGGGAAGAGTTAATTATGCTGAAGGCGATATGGTTACAGCAGATGCAGAAGAAGTAATTTCAGAAGTTTCACCATCACAGAAAACACAAATCGAAGGAAATCAATTGGCTGAAGATGCTTACAATGAAATTTTTATAAAATTTATGAATAAGTTTCCAGGTATAGATACAGATAATATGAGAATACAAGACATGATTGCAATGCTTCAAGCAGAAGGAGTTATGGGAACTGAAAATTTAGGTATTTTAGGTCTTGATAAATCTATGGATATGATCACACCTGAAAGCGTGGATAGAAGTGTACAAAGAATATCTAGAGGGGACACTCAATATGAGGATATACCTGAAGAACTTTTTACTAATTATGATGAATGGAAAAAAGGCGGAAGAGTTGGTCTTAAAAATGGTAGTAATCCTAAAA